GAACGGCGCGGGTGTCTACGACCGCGAGAACGGCATGATCGGCACGGTGTCCAAGGAGGGTGGTCCCGGCTGGCAGGGCAAGCACATGGACGGCACCACGTTCGGCCGTCACCCGACCAAGCAGGGCGCAGTCGATGAGCTGCTCCACTACCACAACGGCATGGCGACCCGGCAGAGGGCTGACCCGGCCAAGATCGCTAGCCTGGAGAACCAGAACAACCCGGAGATAATGAAGGTGACTGGCGGGGAGAATCCGGACCAGTTCGACCGCGATCTGCACGACACCATGGCGGCTGATATCTCGTCTGACGCCCAGATTCGCCGGGCAATTGACAAGCACGACGCTCTCAAGGCAGCCGGGTTCAGGCATTCCTGGGACATCGGCCTGTCGGCCGAGACCGGGCGGCTCGCGGTCACGCCAGCACCTCGCGGCAAGCCCGGTGGCCCTGGCCTGTACGACGTCAAGGGGCTCGGCCACACGCCGTACCTGCAGCAGGTGGTCAAGGCGCTGATCGAGAAGCGCGGCATGTCCCCGGACAAGGCCTATGCCATCGCACGGGCCTCGATCCGCAAGTGGATGGCCAAGAGCAAGCACCCCGAGGTCAAGGCGGCGGCCACGGCTGCCGAGGCTGGCGAGCTTGGCAAGCAGGCCCTGGCGCACGCGCACTCGAACCAGGTGCAGGACTTCCGCGAGATCTGGGACCTGGCTAACATGCTGGTCGCGATCGAGCTGACCGGCACCGCAGCCGGGGCAGCCAAGGACTCGCGAATATCGGCAGGCTCGGTCGGTGGTGGCCGGTTCGGCAGCGGCGGACAGGCATCAGCCGGTAAGGGCGGCAAGCCACATCAGTCGAGCAAGGCTCAGCAGAAGGCCCAGCTCATGCAGAAGATCCGGGGTCTCCGGGCGCAGATCCGCGCTCTGGTCGCGCAGCTCCGGTACATCAACGCGCACCCGCAGGGCCACCTTCCGGCTGCTGCCAAGCGGGGCACCACGAAGCCGGTCAGCGCTGCTGCAGCCGCAGCCAGGGCCAAGAAGGCCGCCGCCGCCGCTGCGAATCCTGCAGCCGCAGCCAAGGCTGCCGCTGCACGGGCAGCCAGGGCGACAGCACCTCGCAGGCCGCTCTCGCCAGCCCAGCGGGCCCGGAGCGCTGCAATCCGTGCCAAGATCCAGGTCTTGCGGGCCCAGATCAGGGCCGCGCAGAGGCAGGCGGCGCACCTGTGACCTGGGAGACGGAGTCTCGCGGGGCGAACGGTGAGTGGATCACCCTCTACCACGGCACGAGCAAGGAGAAGGCCGACTCCATCGCCCGGACCGGACTGCGGCCTCCCGAGGGGCACATATACCCGGCGAAGTGGATGGTCACGACGGAGAGCAAGCAGGCCGCTGACGCCCATGCCAGCCGTGGACCAGGCGACCGCGCCACTGTGGAGATGCGTGTTCCGACGTCCAAGCTGGACGAGTACTTCTGGCCAGCTCAGGACTACATGGGCGGCAAGGCGTATGCGAACAAGAAGACCGTGCCACCGGAGTGGGTGTCTGCCGTGCATCCTGTGAAGGAGTTTGTCGAGTACCCGATGGCGTCGGTCATCGGGCAGGCGCTCGACTTTGTCAGCGATGCCTGGCTGCACGAGCTGCGCGGGCCGCACGGCGAGTGGATCAAGACCGACTCGGCCGCGCAGGCCGAGTCACTGGCCAAGTCGGTGCACACGCACCACGGGCCCTACCAGATGCCTTCGCACGACCGGCTGATCAACCACCGGTCGCGGCAGTACCCGGACCCGTCCGCGCACCCGTTCTTCAAGAAGTACGAGCCCAGCCACGTCAACATCGAGCACGCCTTCACCATGGCTAGCCCTGGCCAGATGAACCAGGGCATGCGCTGGTACCCGGACTCCGGACTGCTTGCCGGGGGCATCGCGCACGGCGACGTGCACACGGGCGCGGGACTGCTGTCGGCCTACAGCCCGCAGACGGCCTGGCCTGTCAACATGTTCAACGCGGCTCGCTCGGTAGAGCTGGGCAGGGCGATCGGGCCCGGCGAGGGCACGACCGTCATGGGCAGCCACCGCAACGCGGCGCAGAAGATCTTCGACGGCAAGAGCTACGAGGAGACGTTCAACCCGCAGAGTGCGCCGAAGACATACAGCTTCGCCAAGCTCATCGGCAACCACGGTGAGGACGCTCCGGGCGACCCCTACGGAGACGCCGTCATCGACCGGCACGCGGTGTCGGTGGCCTGCGGCCAGCGAATCAGTGACGAGGCCTCGCCGCCGATCGGCGATGCACGGTTCTACAACGTTGTCGCCGACGAGTACCGCCTGGCCGCTATCAACCTGAGCAAGCGCTATGGCTTCACCATCTCGCCGAGCCAGGTGCAGGCCGTGACCTGGCTGGTTCAGCAGGCAGCCAACGAGGCGGAAGACGCCGAGATGGCTAAGCAGGGCCTCCTCGATCCGGCCAAGGCCCGGCTGTCCAAGGGCCGTGTCACCAGGACCCGGAACGCCTGGGCTCAGTGGATGGCGTACGCCGGGCAGAACAACCTGCCGGTCAAGACGGGCACCACGGCCTTGTCCATGATGTACGAGGGCGAGTTCCCGTCGGTGGACAACCCCGGCGGCCTCATGGAGCAGGCCAGCGTGGTGAATCTCGCGCTGCTGAACCACTTCGACCCGTCCGAGGCTCGCGACAAGCACGGCCGGTGGATGAAGGTCAGCGAGAGCGGCGTGGCCACCTACACCGGCAACCTGGGTATCGAGCGTAAGGAGATGCCGCAGCTCTCCGGCAACACCAGCCACGGGTACAAGTCCTCGGGCGAGATGCTGCCCAGGTTCTTCGCCGAGCTTCGCGGCCAGGGCATCAGCGTCAGCCACGAGCGCGTCAACCCCGAGAACCTGAAGCCGACGCAGATCTCCGGCTCGATGACCACCATCCAGGGGATCGCCGACCAGATCCGTTCCGGCAAGCTCACTGACGTCAAGCCGATCACGATCAGCAGCGACAACCGGGTGCTGGACGGCCACCACACCTGGGCCGCCTACCGGCTGGCGGGTCATGACATCCCGGTCAGCCGGGTGAACCTGCCGATCAGCGAGCTGCTGAATCGGGCCCGGAAGTTCAGCCAGGAGCAGGGCATCGAGTCCCGCGCTACCGGCGAGGTCGCCAACCCCCGGTACAAGGACGCGCCGATCGACAGCCTGGCGAAACACACCGGGCCCGACGGCCAGATCACGGCCGAGCGCGCCGTGCTCCACAAGCAGATCGTTGAGCAGATCCTCGCCGGGCACGCCCCGCAGGAGCACCCGGTAGCTACCTTCTTCGGCGGCGGGTCGGCCTCGGGCAAGTCGGCGCTGAAGGCGACCTCGCCCGACAACGCGCACATCGACGCCGACCAGATCAAGGAACAGCTCCCCGAGTACCAGCAGATGAACAGCGCTGGCGATCCTCGGGCTGCCGCGTACGCGCACGAGGAGTCGTCGCTCATCGCCAAGCAGGCACAGGCCGAGGCCGAGAAGCGAAGGATCAACTACATTCTGGACGGTGCCGGGAACAGCACCTACGCCAAGGCGGCAGCTAAGATCGCCAAGGCAAGATCGGCGGGCTACGGAATCAACGCCCACTACGTGACTGTTGACACAGATGAAGCTGTACGCAGAGCAGTAAAGCGGGCGCAGCACACCGGGCGGATGGTGCCTGAGACGGTCATCCGTGGCATTCACTCATCTGTGTCCGGCGTGTTCCGCGAGGCGATACAGAACAGGTTGTTCGACCGGGCCGAGCTGTTCGACAATAACGGCAAGTCGGCCCGGCTGATCGCGCACCAGGAGCCCGGCCAGCCGCTGAACGTGACAGACCCGGTGGCCTGGGCCAGATTTCTAGCGAAGGAGCATGAGTATGCCACAAGGGGAGGTAGCGGTAGCCTGCATGCGCGCACAGCTAGCTGGCCAGGGGTACCCACCATCGGGAGTCCAGGACTCACCAGAAAGCAGGGCGGTGTGGGACTCAGTAGCGAGCGACCTGGCGAATATGCCGCCGGGGGCGATTCCGGATCTGCCGTGGGAGTACGCCGAGGAGCCACGCTCCTTGGACAAGTAGAGCTAGCCGGTTCGCTGCTCGGGCAGGCTGGTGTCATCGAGCTGCGGTTCAACCCGGACGAGCCCCGAGACAGCCATGGCCGCTGGACTAAGCCCGGTGCCGAGGCAGCCAGCCTGATACGCCAGGCGGCTGGCGTCAGCTCGGCCCCCGGTGGCAAGACGCAGGGCGCTCCACCGGCTGACCCGTTCATGCAGAGGCAGCGCGCCACGCGGGACATACTGGTCAAGGACGCGCAGCGGCGCATCATGTGGGCGCTGAACACCCCGCCCGAGAAGATGTCTGACGACCAGGTCTACATGGCGGCCCAGATCATCGCCAGCCTTACGCCTCACGACTACGCCACGATCAGGGCAGCCACGTCACAGGTCGTGCCGCAGCATATCGCCAAGCACGTCACCAATCGCGTGGCTGATCTGGCGGAGAAAATCAAGGGCGAGGGTAACCACGACGCCCGGACAAAGCTGCTCACCCATCTGGCTGTCATTCTCGGTGCGCTCGCGCTGTCTTTCCTCACCGCCGGGCTCGGCGTACCGGCCGGGATCGCGGCAATGATCGGTATCTCCCCGGCCCTGGTTCAGGAGTACCGTGACTTCAGGACTGACCGTAAGGGCGAGGCTCTCGTCGCTCACGTTTCCTGACGCAGTTGACCAGCAGATCTTCCGGCCCCAGGATTAGCACCGTGAGAGCAGTCGAGCTAGTAGGCCCGAAAGGCTACGTGCACGGCTGGCATTACGTTGGCGGCCCAGGTCTGCCATCATCTGAACCAAAGCATGACCACAGCGGCCATCACGGAGCTGTCCCGCCACATGCTGTGCATCACCCGGCGTCTGCCGCCGGGGCAACACCCACGCACAGGACGAGGGCGCTGGACTTGAAGGGCAACAAGCCGGAAAGCACGGCAGGCCGCCGCGAGGCGCTGAAGCAGGGCCATGCCCTGCCGCCGAGCAAGCCAGGCGGACGCCCCGGCTACCCGATCACGGACGCCAAGCACTGGGACAAGGCCCTGCAGGCAGTCGGCAGATCTGGCGGCGGCGCGAGGCGGGCTGCGCTGGCTAAGCTCCTGCGCAGGACGGCACCAGAGTTCGGCAAGTCGATCAAGGGAACCTGGGTCGAGAAGCAACTAGGCGGAGCAGCAATGTCAAACGGGAGAAGCACTGTGGAATACGACCTGGCTGCGCGTTACCGCGCACTGAACTTCGCTGACAGCACCGACGAGACCGCCGAGTACGGCAGCGACAGCGCCGCGACCTCGTCCCACGAGGTAACGCATGACCACGGCGGCTACGGGAGCCACACGCACAGCTTCGCCGACCAGCACCCGGACAACGGCAGCGGCTACAGCCACGACAACGTCAAGGGGCGTTCCGGCGGAAGCTCCGGCACCAGCCTGGACAAGTCGCCCAGTGACCTGCGCACCCCGACAGGCGGCAGCGAGCAGCAGGGCGCGGGCTTCCGGGCAGGCAGCGCCGGGCTGAACGTGCGCTCTCGCGGCGGCAGCTACATGTCCAACGGCGCAGGCCGGGGCATCGAGCTGGCCCGGCGGCAGGTCACCACGGCTGGCGACATCGTGGTCAGCCGGGGCGCTGGCGGAGCTGCTGTCATCAGGCACCGTCGCGGCGGCGAGACCATCGGCACCATCCAGCGGCTGGAGAGCGGCCGGTGGGGCGGGCAGCTCGAAGGAGGCACCGAGCTGACTCCGCACACCCACCAGCGCGCCGCGCTGCAGGAGCTGATCGGCACCTGGAACCGTGGCCAGGTCAGCCCGTTCCGCCCGGCCATGCCCATCCAGGAAGCCCCGGTCACGCCCCCGATACTGCAGCAGCTCGGCGTCAGCAACGTCCGGCTGGCTACCCCCGTAGGCGGCAGTTCGGACGGTCCGAGGATGACCGGCTCAGATTCTGACTCAGATGACGGAGGCGGACCTGCCGGTCTGGGGCCAAAAGGCGTTAGCATCTACAAGAAGCTGATCGCCAGGAAGTTCCCGCCAGCTCGGGCGCTCGCTTTCGCACGTCGAGCAGAGAACTTCGGTCAGAAGGCAGCCAGCTAGATGCCAGGCGCGATCCTTACCCCGTTCACCGGGCGGTCAGCCGAGAAGATCGGCAACCGCCAGTGGCGCAAGCTGCTGCTGCCCGTTGACGACATCCAGTACGGGGAACGGACGCTTCATTTCACGCCGGAGTACCTGACCGGCCTGGCGCAGGCGTTCAATCAGAAGGCCTACGACCAGACGCCTTTCCAGATTGCTGACAAGGACAACAGCCACACCAACGACCCCGAGCGTTTCCGGGGCGAGATCACCGGCATGGAAGTTCAGCCGGACGGGCTGTACGTCATCCTGGAGCCCACCGAGGCCGGGAACACGCTCCTGGAGATGAATCCGAAGCTCGGAGTCTCCGCCCGGATTGTCGAGCAGTACGACCGGGCCGACGGCAAGTACTTCCCGGCCGCCATCCAGCACGTACTCGGGACTCTTGACCCGAGGATTCCATCCATGGGCCCGTGGTCAGCGGTCGAGGCATCCAACGTGCCCGACGTCGTCCTGGACCTGAGCAACCTCCAGTTCTCCGGAGAGGACGTCATCACCATGCCCGAACTGAACGCGGAGCAGTCGGCGAAGCTCGCCAAGCTGCTGGAGCTGCCGCAGGACCAGATCGACGCGCTGGTTCAGGGCATGCAGCTCCCCGAGCTGTCCGACGACGAGATCACCCAGCTACTTGGCGAGGGCGACGACCAGAACCAGCTCAGCGACGAGGAGCTGGCCACGCTGCTGCAGGCGGCCGAGGAGCTTGACGGGCAGGGCCTGCTCGACGGCGAGCCCGCGCTCACCGGCTCCAGCCTCTCCACCAGCGACGTCATGGCGATCGAGCTGGCCAACGCACGGGCCGACGAGAACGCCCGGCAGCTCTCGGTGATCACCCACGAGCTGGACGAGCAGCGGTTCATCGCCGAGCGGCGCAGGCTGGCCGACGCTGGCGTCCCGCCGTACATCACTGACCTCGCCCGTCCGCTACTGGAGGGCGCTGGCCGCGTGGTCAGCCTGTCCAACGGCGGACAGGCCGACGCCGGGCAGATCATGCGCCGGGTCATCACCGAGTTCGCCAAGGCGGCGCAGATGCTCGACATGGGCATCGAGATGGGCTCGCCGATGGACGAGCCCGAGCAGCACACCCAGGCGGCCTCGGTCCGCGACGACATCATCAACCGGTTCCACTCCCAGACAGGCGTCTGACCAGCACATCACCGGGTCCACCCAGATCAGACCCCCGGTTAACCAGAGAGAGGCAGGCTCCCCGTGAGCGCAGTAGTTCCGCACTACAAGGTCGGCGGACCGATGAACAAGCAGGCCGCTGGCCTGATCTTCGGCGGCGAGTTCGTCTGCGCCAACACGCAGACGGCTGGCACCACCGACCTGACGGTCAAGCTGGCTGACGCGACCAGCGCCCCGAGGACCGCGCTCGGAGTTGCCGGTGCCGACGGCAACGTTGTCGCCCTGCAGACCGGTGCAGCCAACGCCTACGGCGAGCCCGCGATCGACATCTCGGTCCTGCTCGACTACATCCCGGTGTACTTCGGCCCCTGGGACATCTGGGTCTGGTATTCCGGTGCTGCCACCGAGGGCCAGCCGCTGAAGCTCGCGCCCGCTGGTGCCGCCACCGGCACCGTGGTCGGCGCGACCGTAGGCACCGACGGGGCGGACTTGTTCGTCGCCCGGTGCACCCACCCCGGAGGCGTGGCCGCCGGGTACCTGACCCAGTCCATCGGCGGCGGCGCTGGCGGTGGCGGGACATCCGTCTACTTCCTGGGCCGCGCCCGGCTCACGATCTGATCACTGGAAAGGTGTAGGCCATGCCGGTTGGCGCACGCGGTTACAGCGATGCTCCGCGCATAACTGTCAACGAGCTGCTGAAGGACCCGTTGGTCATTCCGGCTCTCATCCTGGACATCACCGAGAACGAGTTCATCATCGACTCGGTGCTGCGCATGGGCGGCTCGGCCCCCAGCGGTGCGGTCAGGTACTCGGAGAGCACTCCGCTGTACGCTGACGACTTCCCCGAGATCAGGGCCGAGTTCGGCGAGGTCCCGGTCATGCCCACCTCGATCGGCATCCCGCGAGTGGTCTTCAGCCACGAGCGCGCGATGGCGGTCATGGTGTCTGACGAGATGCGCCGTCGGCAGACCATCGACCCGGTCACCAGGCAGCTCCTCCAGGTGAAAAACACCATGGTGTACTCCTGGAACACCGCCTTCTACTCGGCGATCGTCTCCAACGCATCGATCCAGACGCTGGCAGTCAGCAACGCCTGGTCCTCGGCCTCGGCCACGATCCGCGCCGACATCGCGCAGGCCTGCTACCTGGTGGAGAACGCCAACATCGTGAGCCCCTCGGGCGTCACGCAGTGGCTCGGCTTCGAGGCCGACACCATGATCATCAACCACGGCACCAAGAACACGCTGCTGCAGAGCAGCACGTTCGCCGCGCCGTACATCGGCGACATCGCCAGCGAGAACCTGCTGTACACCGGCACGCTCCCGCAGAAGATCTTCAACCTCGACGTCCTGGTCTCCCGCCAGGTCCCGGCTGGCAACGCGATCATCATGCAGCGCAACCGGGCAGGCTTCTACGCGGATGAGCTGCCATTCCTGGCAGGCCCCCTGTACCGCGAGGAGTCGCGGAAGACCTGGCGTTCTGACACGCAGCGTGCGTCGGCGATTGGTCTTGACCAGCCGCTGGCGATCACCCTGCTGAGCGGAGTCTGATCATGGCAGCCCCCACCCGCCAGGCTCCTGTCAGCGAGGGCCGCTCGCGGTACCAGGTGCTTGTCAACACCTCGGTACCGCAGCGCGACCCGGTCACCGGCAAGCCGACCGGCCAGACAGACCTGGTCCCTCCCGGCGAGATCGTTGAGCTGACCGAGCAGGAGGCCCATCACCTGATGGACACCGGTCCGCGCTCGGGCCACCGCATCCCCCTGATCCGTCCGTACAACGAGCGGAACGAGCCACTGAAGCGCGTCCACCCGGCGCACGCCTCGGGCCTGCAGATCGGCCCGTCGGTGGACGCCAGGCCGGACCCTGCCGGAAGCTCACGCATCCAGGTGATGCAGGACGCACCGGCTACTGGTGGCGGGGAAGGTCCCGAGGGCCACGAGCCGCAGGCTGGCTCTGAGCGCGAGCTACCGTCAGACCTGATCGACGCACTGGACATCGCACCATCTAGGTGAGGTAACGCATGCCATCGTCGGGGATCGCGGCAGTACCGGCTGATTTCTTCGGGCCGTGCCCGCGCTGCAAGACCTTGCGGCTGTTCAACAACATCAGCCAGGGCTCGACGCTGTACTCGTGCAACGGGTGCAACTGGCAGTTCAACATCGGCACGCAAGCTCCGACCGGCACCACTAACGCACCGATCACGGCCGGGGTCAACACCACGCTCTCGGTGGCCTCGGGCGGTGCGAGCTTCACCAACCTGATGTGGCTGATGGTGGACGGCGGCACCTCGGCCGAGGTGGTCCGGGTGGTCGGGACTCCGACCGGCACCTCGATCCCGGTACCCGGCG